CCACGATGATTTAGTTATGTGTTTGGTTTTATTTGCATGGATGGTAAGTCAAAATTACTTCAAGGATGTTTCTAACACTGATGTTAGAAAAAAAATCATGGAGGATTTTAATGAAACTTATATGCCATTTGGATTTATTGACTCAGGTCACGATAAAGATGATGACCTAAATCGCGTAGTTTCCGAGGATGAATGGAACCGTTTTTTTCTAAACTGACTTTTTATAAATAACTCATATAGAATTTGATAATTTTATTATAAAAGGAGAATAAAATGGCATTTCAAGTAAGTCCTGGTGTAAGCGTATCCGAATATGACTTAACTACCATTGTTCCTACAGTATCAACTACTACTGGAGCATTTGCTGGTGTATTTAGATGGGGTCCTGTAAATTACGCTAATCTAATTGGATCAGAAGACGAGTTGGCACTAAGATATGGTAAGCCAAACGCAAATACATACGAAACATTCTTTACTGCAGCAAATTTTCTTGCATATGGTAACCAGCTATATGTTTCAAGAGCTGCTTCAAACACAGCATATAATGCAGTTGCAAACGTAGGAAGTGTTTTTTCCAATGTTGTAATTCAAAATTACAATGGCTTTGTTAATGCTGAAGGAAATTGGGATGTTGCAGGAGCACAAGGCTCATTCAATGCAAACACACCATTTATCGCTAAGTGGGTGGGAAGTCTAGGTAATTCTCTACAAATTTCTATCTGTGATTCTGCTAATGCATACTCACAAAACCTTCCTGCAAGCTATTATCCTGCAAATACTACATACAGCCCTGTAAACACTCAAAGTACATTTGCAATCAACGTAAATAGCTCTGTAGCTAATGTTACTACATTGAGTGATAATGCTTCTTATGCAACGGGTGTTGCTTCTTCTTTGACAACAACATTTACTCCTGGTGATTTTGTTCTCGTTGGTAACTCAACAATTGGTACACAATATCTCCAAATTGGAAGTGTTGGCCCTGTAACAACAGTTGGTAACTATTCATGGTTCAACATTAACTTTACAAATGTTAACCAATTAAAGTCTAACTATACAAACTCAGCAAATGGTACATCTGGGTTTATGACAAGATTGTGGCAGTACTACAATGCAGTAGATAATGCTCCAGGTAGATCACAGTGGGTAAGCGATAGAACATCAAACACAGCAATTGCTGACCAAGTTCATATCGTTATTGCAGATAATCTTGGATCATTTACAGGTGTTCCTGGTCAAATTCTCGAAGTATGGCCAAATCTTTCTCGTGCAATTGACGCACAAGGATTGCAGGGTGGTTCAATCTATTATCGTGATGTTCTAAACCAGAGCTCACTATATGTTTGGTCTGCAACAGATTATCTAGGCAGCGCAAAGACAGGTAATGCATTCCCTGCACCAAGTATTCAGGGTGTTGAAACTATTGATTTCATTCAGGGTGCTGACGGTCTTGCTGAGTCAAACATTGATATTGGATCTCTTGCATATGCATATGATGTTTATTCATCTGCAGAATCAATTGATATTTCGTTGGTTCTTGGTGGTAAATCAACAACTGTTGGTGACCCATATGGTGCAACATTAGCTAATTACATTGTTGATAATATTACATCAAGCAGAATGGATTGCGTGGCGTTCATCTCACCACCAATCACTGCAGTAGTAAATAATCCAGGCAATGAAGCAACAAGTATCCTTGCATCAAGAAATGCAATGAGAAATACTTCTTATGCTGTAATGGATTCTGGATACAAGTATCAGTATGATAAGTACAATGATTTGTATCGTTGGGTTCCTCTAAATGGTGACATTGCTGGTCTATGTGTATACACAGATACAGTTCGTGATCCATGGTATTCTCCAGCAGGATTCAACAGAGGTAATATCAAGAATGTAGTCAAGCTTGCTTACAATCCAAAGAAAGCAGATCGTGACCTTCTTTACAAGAGCAATGTTAACTCAGTTGTAACATTCCCTGGTCAAGGAACAGTTCTTTACGGTGATAAGACAATGCAGTCACAACCTTCTGCATTTGATAGAATCAACGTACGTAGATTGTTCATTGTCCTTGAAAAGGCAATCTCAACTGCTGCACAGTATTCTCTATTCGAGTTTAACGATGCGTTTACACAGGCTAACTTCCGTAATCTTGTAACACCATACTTGAGAGATATCCAAGGTCGTCGTGGTATTACAGATTTCAAGGTAGTTTGTGACTCAACAAACAATACTCCTGAGGTAGTTGATGCCAACCAATTTGTTGGTGACATCTACATCAAACCAGCCCGCTCAATCAACTTCATTCAGTTGAACTTTGTTGCTGTACGCACAGGTGTCGACTTCAATGAAATTGTTGGTCAAGTATAATTAAGGAGAGGAAACTAAAATGGCTTTCAATATTAATGATATCCGCTCTCAGTTAGTATACGGCGGTGCACGTCCATCACTATTCCAGGTAATTATCAGTAATCCTGTTAATCCTATCGCAGATCTAAAGTTGCCTTTCCTTTGTAAGGCAGCTCAGCTTCCAACTTCTACTCTAGGATTAATTGAAGTACCATATTTTGGTAGAAGATTAAAACTAGCAGGTGATCGTAAGTTTGATTCTTGGACAGTAACAATTATCAACGATGAAGATTTCTTGGTAAGAAATGCAATGGAACAGTGGAACAACTATATTAATCTTTATCAATCAAACATTACTGCTCTTGGATCTTCATCTCCAAGTGTTTATAAGTCACAGGCAACTGTAACACAATTTGGTAAAGATGGTAAGGAACTAAGAACTTATCAGTTCAATGGAATCTATCCAGAAACTGTTGCTCCAATTGATCTACAATGGGCTACTGTTGATGAAATTGAAGAGTTCCAGGTTCAATTCCAGTATGACACTTTCGAAATTCTCGCAGGTCCTACTGGCGACGCTGGTGGTTCATAAGATAAGGGATAAAGAGCTGCTATAAATACAGTAGCAGCTCTTCTCTATCTTATAAGGAAATATTATGGCTAAATTTTTAGGTTTTGAAATTACCCGTCCAAAAGAGGAACCAGTCGAATCATTTGCTCCAGTAGTAAATGACGATGGTGCTGTAATTGTTGCAGCAGGTGGTGCGTATGGCACATATATTGATCTCGATGGTACAGCAAGAACAGAATCAGAGCTTGTATCCAAATATAGAGAAATTGCTCTCCAACCAGAATTAGAACAAGCAATTGACGATATCGTCAATGAAGCTATCGATACTGATGCGGAAGAAATTGTCACTATCAATTTAGATAAAGTTGAATATGGTGACAATGTAAAGAACCGTATTAGAGATGAGTTTGAAATTGTTCTCGAACTTCTTAATTTCCAACAAGAAGCATATGAAATTTTTAAAAGATGGTATATTGATGGAAGAATGTACTACCATCTAATCATCGATGAAAAAGATCCAAGAAAAGGAATTCTTGAACTTCGTTACATTGATCCTAGAAAGATTCGTAAGGTAAGAGAAGTAAAAAGAAAAAATAAAGGTGAAGTAACAATTACCACTGCACAGAGAGAATACTTTGTGTATAATGAAAAGAATTTCTTGCCTGCTGGTGGTAATTCTGGTCTTCCTTTTGATACAGGTGCTGTCAACGGAATTAAAATTGCAGTAGATTCTATTCTCCATGTGACATCTGGTCTAATGGATCAGAACAATGCATTGGTTTATTCATACATTCAAAAAGCAATCAAGCCATTAAACCAGCTTCGTACACTTGAAGATGCAACTGTTATCTATCGCATCTCACGTGCTCCAGAACGTCGTATTTTTTATATTGATGTTGGTAATCTTCCTACACCAAAAGCAGAACAATATCTCCGTGATATGATGGTCAAGCATAAGAATCGTTTGATTTATGATGCAACAACCGGTGCAATTAAAGATGACCGCAAGTATATGACAATGCTTGAGGATTATTGGTTTCCACGTCGTGAAGGTAATAGAGGAACAGAAATTACAACTCTTCCTTCTGGACAAAACCTTGGTGAAATGGCGGACGTTGAGTACTTCCAAAGAAAACTATATCAATCATTAAATGTTCCAATTTCAAGACTTCAATCATCTGCAGAAGTGTTTACTCTCGGAAGAGCATCAGAAATTTCAAGAGATGAAGTAAAATTCACAAAGTTTATTGGACGTCTAAGAAGAAGATTTTCTTTACTTCTCCTTGGTGCACTTGAAAAGCAGTTAGTGCTAAAAGGTGTAATTGCAGAATCTGATTGGAGTGAATTATCACGTCAAATTAATTTTGATTTTGCAATTGATAGTCATTTTGAAGAATTCAAGGAAGCAGAAATTCTTCAAGGAAGAATTCAAACATTGACTAATATTCAACCATACATTGGACAATATTTTTCACAACAATGGGTGAAGAAAAACGTATTGAAGCTCAATGATGATGAAATTAAGGTAATGCAAGCTCAGATTGAACAGGAAAGCCAAGGAATTACAGATCCAGAAGATGAGATTAGTAATATTGGTCAAATAGAAGGTGGAGGTAAAGATGCTACACCTAAACAAATTCCACCTGCAACAAACGATGCTAATCCGGATACAGGAAATATTCCAGGAGGAGTTGGTAACGTGAGCAGAGCAGTACCAAATACAGGAAGTTCAGGAAGATAATATTAAATTTTTATAAATATCAAATAAGATTTGGAGGCTATAATGAGTAACGTTGAAGATATTTTAGCATATGCATGGAACAAAGATGCTGTTAATTTGAAGCCTGCTCTTGATGCTGTAATGACAGCAAGAGCTGAGCAACAAATTCAATTAATGACAGCAGATGTTGCAGCAAGCATGTTTGGTAGTATTAGTGGTCAAAATGATGATGAGGTAGCTTCTTCAGAACAATTAGAACCAGAGTATCAGACAACCGAGGAAATGCCAAATGAGCAATAAGAAGCAAAACATCCATGAGGTAGAACAGCCTCAATCACAGGGTGAAAAAAATTTCAAGGCGTTACACAATCCAATCAAGCACACTAGTTTGGTACCTGGTGTTACTGACCAAGAGCATGTATTCAAAGGTCATATGAAGCCTCAAGATAATAAATTTCTTAATTCATATAAGATAGGCCAAGATCGTAAAGTTTATGATAAGACTTTGAAGATCAACGATGCCGAAACTGATAATGGTTATGAAGATCAGGAACATGCTTATCAAATGGAAGAGGATTTTGAGCAAGTTGACGAAGTCAAGTTGGTTTCTACTTCATTGAACAAGCAACGTGCTAGCCATATTCCCGGTACAGAAAAGAAAATCAGTAAGCTAATCAATACAGAACCAATGGATAAGAGATATCCATCTGGAAGTGTTGCTGCAAGACAATACAAGATTAGAGGTGTTCATACAGGAATTCCTCACCACAGTGAGGAAGTTGAAATGGATGAAGCAGCTTATTCTGCAAAAGCAGCTCGCCATGGTAAAGATATTGGCAAGCCAGGAAAGAACTTTGCAAAGATTGAAAAGTCTGCAGCAGAGCGTTATGGTTCTGAAGAAGCTGGCAAGAAAGTTGCAGGAGCAGTTCTTGCAAAGATTCGTGCAAAGCACATGAAAGAAGATACTGATGGGGAAGGTAACAATCCTCCTGTCGTTGGCCAAGCGCTTAAGCAAAAGAATCCAAATGATATGTCTTCTTATTGGTTGAAGAATCAAAAAGATACTGATCAGGCAACTGAAAAACTAAGACAGATGATTGCCATGACATATGGTGGTGGTAACAAGTCTTCTGCTGAGATCATTGATTCTGGAGTAAGAAAAGAAGAAGTAGAGTCTGTTGATGAAGTTCTTTCAAAGAAAGCACCAGCCAGTCAGTGGATTCGTGATTTTATAGATTCAAAAAATCCAAAGTTTACTGGTAAGTCAAAAGAAGAACGTCGTAAGATGGCTCTTGGTGCATACTATGCAAAGCAAAATGAAGAATATGTTTCAGAAGATTCAGATTATGCAAGCTCAATGCTAAAGACTGAATTGAATGCTATTTCTCATAAGGCAGGTAAGCTAGTAGACTATATGATTGATGGTATGGAAGTTGAACCATGGGTTCAAGCAAAGGTAGCAAGAGCGAAAGAAGAAATTGATAATGTATTTGACTATCTAATGTTCTCTGACGATGGTATCAATCCAAGATACAACGAAGAACCAGCTCCAGAGCCTGAATCTCCTTACTGGGTTCCTCCTTCAATGACATATCCAATGATGAATCGTGAAGAAAAGGAACTTTCACCAAAGCAAAAAGCTATTGCAAAACTAAGACCACCAAGAGACAAGATTGATGCTGGTGATCTTGCTGCACTTCGTGCAGGTGAAAAGCCAATTAAAGAAGCTTCAAGAGTCTGCAGAGATTGTAAAGAAGGTCATTACGTAGAAACAAAGGGTGGCTGGAAGTGTGATGAATGTGGTGCAACTCCTCATTCAATGAGTGAAGCCAAAGATGATTTTGATTGGAAGAATACTTCACATTTTGAGCATGGTGTTCATGCAGCAAAAGAAGAAATCAAGACTGGGATCAAAGCTAAGCCTTATCATAAGCCAGGCACACCTGAATACAAAGAATATATGCGTGGTTATCAATCAGAAATGAAGAAGGACATGAAGGAAGATAATGTAGGAACATACGGTTCACTTCCTATTACTTCTTCTATGAAGCCAGAACTTGCTTCTATGAAAAAGAAATCAGCTGACCAACAAAGAGATGATGAAATTGCAAAGAATGACAAGAAGCTTAAAGAAGATACAAATTCTTTGAATCTTGTTAAGCAATCTGCTCTTAATGGATTAAAACATAGAATGAAGGGTCTTCATAAGAATATTGGAAAGTTAGAAGGACAAAAATCACCTTTCCAACATAATCTTAAGAAGAATCCAGAAG